ATATACGGATTTATTGAACGAACTTAAGGAAGTCAAGGCGGAACTTGCAGAACTCAAAGGAGAAAAGCCCAAGAAGCCGACAATTCATGAAACCAAATACCCACACATGAGTATAATAAGCCAAAATTGAAAAATATAATTTTATCATACACGAAGGCATCCTACTTATTACAAGCGGGATGCCTTTTGTATTACTAACATAAAAATAATAGGAATATGAGTAAAAATATATCACAGTGATAAATATTAAAGTAAAGCTTGAATAAATCAATATAATTTTCTATTTTTGCAGTAGTTATATTCTATTTTTATGGAAGAATACAAATTCTATATGATACGTTACGGCGAGTCGGAGGCCGTTTGGAAAGACTTGGAAACAGATTTTCCCGGTTTGAGGTACAAAGAATGTACCGGACTTAATTCTTATGGAGAGCCTACCAATATGTACTCAGAGGATTTTGCCGAGACAAGCAAGGCGGAGGTGTATGTTTCCAGCACGCCGGCACACAAGCAGACAACGATAAAGCTGACATTGATATTCTTGGAGGATGATACCAAAGATGATAAGTCTTACCGTGACTTTATGGCTTTCATTACTGGCTCTAAGATTGCCTACCGTGATACAGCGAGGAAGAGAAAGGTTCTGATGTTCCTTTCAGGAGCCACGGAGCCTAAAAGCGATACCCTTTACGGACAGAAATACAAGGAAGTGACGTATACGTTCAAGAACGTGTACGGACATTCCTTCGGATATGACGAAACTTTTCCTAACGAATAACAATTAAATTCTATATTGCTATGTTTTTAGAAACAGAAACCTTATCGGAAGCATTATCATTTGCGAGATGCAAGGAGTTGCCTAAGAAGTTTAATCCCGAACTGGGGCTTACTTGGATATTGGCTATCGCCCTTATCAAGAAGAAGAACCTTATGAATGCCTATGCCATTGTTGAACAAAGGGCAGACGGTCTTATCCAGTACAAGAAGACATTCGGGCGGCTTTCTCCTATTGATGGGCTTATTTCCATCCATCCGTATATGTATGTGGATGAAGAAGCGTTGGGAATGGCTATGAAGGCTAACAGACGGACTATCGCCATGCACTATGCTGATGCAGCGGACGACATCATTGATTCGGACGATGAGAAGTTCAAGGTGTACCAGTTGCAGTACGCCATGGATATGCAGAAGCTGAACATGAACCAGGAGAAGCCGAGATTTGGGAAATCTGTTGTGGATGAAGCGGAGGAAAAGGTTAATCCGGTTGTTGAGGAAGTGTTGAAGGAGAATGAGGTGGTGGCGACAATTGAGGACGAAGGAGAGTGTGTTATCGAGGTAGAGGACGCTAAGACTGCGTTCAGACCGAAAAGGGGTAGAAAGGCTAAGACGGAGGAATAGGTATGGAACTACAAAATAAAGGGATTCATTTTATTTACACAGACACTAAAAGGGTAAATGTGTTTAATGCGATAAAGAAACTGCTAAAAAATGGCTATATCATAAGTTATGATACATCCAACATTTCAGAGATTCAATTAATCAATCGTATGTTGTGTTATGATTGTGGCATAGACTTTAACCGTATAAAGCAAGGCAATATTTCAGAAGATGAGTTAAACTTGATAAGTAATGCGGCTCAAAGGATTGCAGGTTATGACTTTTGGCTGAATGAACGTAATCTAACTGACGATATAGATTCGTTTATTTTTGATTATATAAACGAATCAAAGGTTTCTTATGATGATGCCCCAGATAAGTGGATTTGTTTTTTGGATTGCAACTTAAATCCGAAAAGTGTTATTGATTCATACAATAACTTTTGCGATATAAAAACACCAATAGTGGTAGTTCACGATTTATCAATTAACAATTAAAGCTATGACAAAGAATAAGAGACAACAAGGATTTGAGTTCATCATCAAAGAAAGTGATGTGCTGGAAAGGGAGAACTTCGGTTCGTTCGAGATTGTGGTGTTTAAGCAAGGAATCTGCTTTAAAAACTATACAGGTTACAAGGTATTCACTACCCCATATTCCGTAGGATTGGACGGTGTGGCGCATGAAACATCTCTCTATGCGTGGTTGAAGTATATGGTGGACTTCAAGAAATCCATCAAAGGCAAGGAGAATGAAATGTTCGGGGAAACTACTTCCACCAACAAGGAGTTCTTGGACGGTATGAAGGTGCTTACCGAATCGAACCTTATCAAGCCTATGGCTGTGTTCACAGATATTAATGAGGCGCAGAAAGAGGCTGAAAACTACATGAAGTGGATGGAAGGACAGATGAAGGATTTGGATGAGGCTATGAACACTACACCGCCCGAAGAAGATTTAAAGGCGAATACTGAATTTGAGCAGAAGGTTATCATGGCAGAAGAGGCTAAGGAGGTATTCGATGGAAGTGTTGAAGCCGAGGAAGGACAGGTATAGTCCTGACAATGTATATCACATCTATATAAAGATGGAACGGCATCCTGGTGTGAAATGGGTGTCATTCAAGGACAAGCAGACCGGAGAAGTGACAAAGGGGCTTTTTATTCCCGATGTAGAAACAGGATGCATTAAGGTGAGAAACGGTAATATGTTTCTTAGCTTTAAGGCGATACCCGTAAAAGGATGCACCAATACCCATGTGATAATACCGAATGTTTCAAAAGGTGTAGATTGTAATATGGGTAAATGTGGGAAAAAGGAAGTGGATTTTAGAAAGGCTACTATTGGCAATATGTATGTTATGGGTGAAATTCTTAATGAAGACCAAAAGAAAATAATAGAAAAGTATGTCAGAAGGAGAAAATTGCTTAAAATCGGACGTTATAAGAAAGATTGAGCGTATTGTTTGCGATTGCGTAAATAAAGCATTTTGCAATGACAAATATATTCCTGTCTCTCCTTTGTCTTTATACGAAGGGAGGACAAATATACCGTTCGTAAAGAGAATGGCAAGCCCTGCCGTATTTGTGATTGCGCATGACCGATTCGGGGTGCCATACAGCGCATTGGAAAGACATTCTCATATTCATGCACGTAACATTATACGGTCTGTCAGAATGTATAAGGACATTCCTTGTTCAGATAGTGACGTGAAGAGGATTAATGAACTTATTGAGGTCGAACTAAAAAAATTTCCGATTGTATGAATGATTTGCTTTCTTTTAAACGTAATGCCATGATGCTCGGATTGTGCACGTCATACAAAAACAAGTGGGATGAAGCTACGAGCAAAGAGGCGTTGATGGAGATTGCCACTGACGCAAAAGGCATGGATATGATTGCTGATAGCATATCTAACGGCTGGGGGCTGTCATCATCTTATATCGCAAAGAACTTTTCCGATTACATAAACGGGAAGTGGCAGAGAAACAAGGATGGTTACACATCCGAGATGTATGTTTCCCACAGAGGGAATGTTGATATACACTCCACGCTTACATTGTTTGTTGATTGCGAGTGTGATGTTGTTGTCGGCAAAGGAATTGTGTGTGAGATTTACCTGAGCGGAAAATCGAAAGTACGCGTCATGTGTGAAGGTCACTGTTGCGTTATACGCTATGGGAAAGACTGTAGTTTCACGACTGAAGGTAATGGTGTGGTACATGAGAAGTATGTGGATAACTCTGAACCGCATATCAATCATGATTATAAGTAGGTTTAAGTCTATGAATTGTATAACTAAGTCCGAATGGGCTAAAAATTGATTATTATGGATAATTGTTATGTTAAACAACCGGTTAAGGTGATTGGCTATATTGTGCATGAGCCGACAAGGTCAAGTATTCCCGTTTATGATAAAATAGGATTGTTCAGAAGGCTTATGATTAAGGTTTGTTTCGGACTTAAATATAAGAAAATATGAAAGAAACAGAATATTGTATTGGTGATTTTCTGTATGGAATCCCATCAAGTAAAGAATCGGAAATGTACAATCCGATAGATAAAAGATTTTCATTTATAACGGATGCGTGACTGGTGACGGTTATGGTATTCTTATAGGTTGGAATGACGGGGAAATTAAAAAGAGTACAGGGTTTAGAAATTTCATGTGGGGAGGTGATGTGCGAAAAGCAACCAAACAAGAAAAGCATGATTTTATGGCGAAATTAATGAATCAAGAAACAATTAAACCATATTAATTGATATGAAAAAGTACATTGGAACAAAACAGATTGAAGCCGAGCTTATGACAATGGGCGAAGCGTATGAGAAAGGCTTGCTGCAAGCAGGTAGAGAGCCTAACGAAAGCGAGAAAGGAAATGCTGGTTATCATGTGAAGTATCAAGACGGTTACGAAAGCTGGTCGCCAGCAAAACCGTTTGAAGAAGCATATAAGTGTGCAGATTCATTTCTTGACCGATTGGTAATTGAACAGAAGGATTTGGCAGCAAAGTTGGAGAAGCTCTGTCTGTTCGTTGAATCTCCAAAATTTGAGGAATCGGTTAAAGATGAAAATCAAAGAAGATTGCTTTTAGCTCAACGTGAGTATATGGGCGAGTATTTGAATATCATTAATCAACGTGTAAAACTTCTGAAAGAATAGCCTATCTGCCACGTGTAGAAAAAGTAACGGGTGCGTTGGTTAATGCTGGCGCACCTTGCTTAAAAATCAGATTATGAAAACAACAGACTTAAAAATAGGCAACTATGTTCATATCAAATTCCGCTCCCAACAAGAAGAAAGGCTTTCCATCCCCATGCAGATAGTCGGAATATTTTCAAGCATCAATGGGGCAAGCCCGAATGATACCGTTTACCTTGACTTTGAAGGGAACGAAGGTGATATATGGGAAGAAGAAGTACAAAATTTAGTATTCGCTAAAACGGAGCTTAAAAAACAATGAATTATATAGAAGAAGAGCAAATACAAGCCGACATAGAACGGTTTGAGCAAATAGGTAGCGATATTCCCGATGATGGAGATATGGTTGAACAAATACCATTGTTCAGCTCTTCCGATATGCAGTCAGTCATTGAGGATGGTAAGAAGAAGCCACCTATTCATAGGTTGTGGGGCGATTTTTGGTGGGAAAACGAGCTTGTTTTCCTATTTGCCGATAGCGGAATAGGTAAGTCCATTCTTGCCACGCAGATAGCCTACGAGATAGCTAAAGGGGAAAGCGAATGTGCGGATGTTGAGGTAAGTCCTCAAAAGGTATTGTACTTTGATTTTGAGCTTTCTGACAGACAACTTGCAAGGCGTTATAAGAACGCTGATTTCCCGAAGTCGCTTATCCGATGCACCATATCGGAAGAAGTGGATAGCGAAGATTTTAACATGAACGTGATTGACGGCATAAAAGATAAGCTGATTGATACAGGTGCAAAGGTTATGATACTTGATAATCTTTCCTATCTTTCTACGCAGACAGCAGAAGCGGAGTTCGCAGGTGCTATTATGGACGGTCTTACAAGATTGAAGCGTGAGCTGAAAATCAGTATCATGGTAATTGCGCATACGCCTAAGATTGAGGAATGGAAGCCCTTGTCTAAGACGAACATGGCCGGGAGCAAGATACTTTCCAATTTTGCAGACGGGGTATTTGCCATTGGCCGCACAAGGGTAGGGGGTAGATACTTGAAACTTCTGAAAACACGTATGGTGAGTGAACCGGACGAAAAATCTTTGCTGCCTTACTTCAATATTGTGGCCGAACCTTACTTGCATTTTGAAAAAGTGGGGGATGAAACGGAAAAGAAGTTACTTATGGGTAAACCGGCAAAAGATTTTTTCAGTTCTATTTGGGATAGAGCTGTTGTAGAGCCTATTCCTCTGAACGAGTTGGTTAAACTGATTGTATCTAAGGATAATTCCAAGAATAGTGTGAAATCTAAGGATGGTAATGCCCGTAAGCGTATAGACCGTGCAATAAAGTACGGAGCTTTGAAAAAGGACGAATTGAAGAATATTTATCTTAAGGCAGAACAATAATTATGGATATTCAAGAGATAAAGCAAAAGAAGCAGGAGTTGAACGAAAAGATAGCCGCTCTTCTGAATGAGTTTGAGAATGAGACCGGAGTACAGGTTTCTGATGTTGGATTTGTCCGTAGGGCTTCTTATGACGAATTAGGTCGTGAAGTCGGGAAAGAGTATGTGGTTGAGGCAAAAGTGGAGCTATGAGCAGTAAATTTCAGATACATCAGTTTGAGCTTACCATATACCCACGTAAGCTATGGGTTGTAAAGGGAGGCTCTTTTAAAGATATAGAACGCACTTTTTATATTGAAGAATCTGACGAGGTTGAGAATATGTTGGAATCATGCAAGGCTATTACGTTTAGAGCCTCGATAAAAGACGGTGATTGGCTAGGTGTTGTTGTATATATAAAGCAAAAAATGGGAATTAAGGACATAGCGCATGAGGCTCTTCATGTATCTTCCTTTATTTTTTCTGACATTGGCGTTAAAGGTGATTTTTACAATGATGAGGCACAAGCTTATTTGGTAGGTTTTGCTGCCGATTGCATCAATCAAGTAGTGATAGGAAGGTATAAGTAGCGATGATTTCTTTGGGGGCATTGTGTATTGTCGCAGCGTTTTTTATAATATGCTATTAAACATCTATAAATTAAATAAGAAATCCATTGCAATACAAATTTTAGCCTCTATATTTGCATCATAATTACGCTCATGGCTACGCATACCTTAAAGCTGTATTTACTGCTTATCCTTGAATAATAGGTATGCTTACCCCTTGGGCTCTTTTACAAATAACTCATTATATTATGGCATACAAAGCATTAGACATCGCAAATAAAATTATATCCAAAACAGATTTGGAACATGGTGATACTATATCAAATCTGAAATTGCAGAAGATGATGTATTACCAACAAGGTTTCCATTTGGCATATTTTGGAACACCATTGTTTGATGAGGATATTGTTGCTTGGCAATATGGACCGGTTGTCCCTTCTGTATATAAGGAATATAAATCGTTTGAATCCAATTCTATATCGACTTCAAAAGAAGGTATATCTTTATCAGATGATGAAGAAGAACTTTTCAACAATGTTTATGAGGAATACAACCAGTTTTCTGCTGTAGCCTTGATGAAAATGACACATGAAGAATCTCCTTGGAAAACCACGGAAATAAACTCTGTAATAAGCCGTGATAAGATGATGGCGTTTTTCAAAACACAAATTGAAGCATAAATGAGTGGCAAGTTTAAGTTAAAGCATAAAGATGTAAAGCCTAATTTAAAAGAAAAAGAGGTTGATGCGAGAAGCAAAGAACCTCTTTTCTGCTTTAAGTACTTGGATATGAAAACGTCTTTAAAAGGATGTGATAATAGTGTGTTCAAGGATTTTGTAACGAGGATGCAAAAATTGTGCTGTCTTACTTGGAAAGATATAAACGTTTCCGGGAAACACCAGTATGGTTTTGAAATGATACCAATCAAACAGTTGAAGCCAACATCCCTTCCTGCAATAATCACAGAGGATATTAAAGAACTTGCTGTTTTCAGATATAGTGGCGATAACCGCCCTTTCGTATGTCTAATAATGGACTGTGTGATATACCCTATATTCATAGAAGCTAAATTCGGTGATATATACGACCACGGAAGTAAATAATTACAGACTTATCATGCGTATGAAGCGGTAAGAGAACATCCTACCGCTTCATTTTTATTGCATAAAAACCCTAATCCCGGCTCCTTTTGAATTTGGACTTGGCGCAAACACACGGTCTATCCTGTCCGAAAGGATTTCCAAATACCCCGTTTGTGTCCTCAATTCAACGAGCATGGGGTTACTATCAGAGTATTCGGTTTCAAGACCGTATCGGGCATCCAACAGCGTTCTGATTGCGGAAATGTCGGTTGTTTGCTGGGAGACGAAGAAGCGTATCGAGTTCAGTAGGGCTTGAAGTTCCCCAGCGGTTTCTTCGCTCATAGCTTGTATACCTTGTTGGAGAGCCGATAGTTCGGCTTTCTTATTATCTTTTATCCCAAGAGCGTTGTATAGGGCTTCTAATGCTTCACTAAGTTGCGGGAATTGCTTTTTTGCTTCTTCAACAATCTTGTCCATCTCTTGCCTTGTTACTTTTGTATCACCGTCAAATCCTTTTCTTATAGCTTCTTCTCCTTCTGTAACAGCAAGGTCTATCATTTGAAATAACGGTTCAAGAAACTTATTGGCAATTCTCATGGATGCTTGTTTTAAGAAGAGATTGTTTATGAAATCATCAAAATTCTCTTCCAACCCCTTAAGTCCATCACCTGTTTCATTAAATGCGTCCAGCCACGCTTGAACAAATGAAGAGGCAGCATCTTTGTATTCGGATTCACCACCGATGCCTCCCATTTCAATTTTTTCTTGATTCAGGATTTCTTGTTTGGTCTTTTTAAGTTCCTCAATAGCATCTTGCCATTCTTCAATACGAGCGTGGTCGGTTTTCTTCTTATCCTCTTCGGCTTTAATCATAGCTTGGTAGGAAGCAATCTGGCTGTCTAAGTTGGCTACGGTATCTTTCGTCTGTGTGCGAAGGTCATCTGTACTCCAAGCGGCTTCCATCTTCTCTTTTAGCTCATCGTATGCCTTACCAAGTGTTTCTATATTCTTTGTCTGCCGTTGGATTTCACGCTCTTTCTTCTTGTCTTTAATATTAAAAAGACTTCCTATGGTTTTAGCAATTCCCCCAACAGCTTGGATATAACCACCAATATCAGCAGGATTAGCAATAGCACGTGCAACCCCACTTGCTGTTTGACCTAATCCACTCGCTATTTCTGCTATACTGCTAATTGTATCTGCTGTTCCGGCAGACATAGTGCCAAACACATTTTCAAGGTTACTTGCTACGTCAGTGATACCGGATGAAAATTCAGAGAGATTATTTCCAATTTCGCTGAATTTATCGGACAAGGTTTTACCTAATTTCTGACCATTTCTGATTTGTCTGGCGGTCTCTTCCGTTATTTTCCCTTCTGCAACAAGTTGAGCGAGTATTGCATCAAGTTTTGACTTCTCTAACAACCATTGTATGCGTAGCTGATTTGCTTGCTCCGAATTTACACCGTATATTTCTACTGCTGCATCGTATTCTTGCTTCTTTTGTTGAACAATCTGTGATTGCGCATTTTTCTGTTCGGTATAGTAAGCAACCGCATTGTTGGCTCTAATGTTTTCTTCTTCAAGTTCCTTCCTTTGCTTTAAGAATTGAATGTACTCTTTTACTCCAGAAGTAAGACCGCTGAAAGGATTCTTTTGGGAAATCATTTCGTCAATCTTCTCCTGCTGGTTGATTATAGCTTTCAGTTGGTCGGCAGGAAGATTCTTCAAGTTCTCACGTAAACTTGCGAGCTTGTCACGCATTGCTTCGAGCATACGAGTAGAAGAACTTTCAATGTTCTCAAACATTGAAATATATATATCCGAATTCTGGAATTGTTTCCAAGCGTTTTCGTCAGACTTCTTATTGTACTGGCTTGTAAGATTGGAATTATACTGTGTTTTCTGTTCCTCTGTTAGATTAGCGTTCGCTATCTTTGCTCTCTCCTCATAATACCAGCGGTCAAGTTGAAGTTGGTCTGAAAGCTGTGTTTTATAAGCTTTAGTCAGTTCGATAACAAGGTCTTGACTGTCCTTTATACGCTGCTGGTTCAGCTTGTTTAAGTCTGCTAAATATTGCTTGTTGGCATCGGTATCAGCAATAAGGTATTCGCCTTTCGGGAAATTCTTTTCGTATGACGCTTTCATTTCTTTTTCTACATCATCCAACGTCTTTGCAAGTCCGGGAAACAACTGTTGTACCTCCGCTTCGGACAGTCCTGCATCTTTCAACTTTTGATGCAAGTCCAACTGGTTGAACATATCTTCAATGTTCTTCTTGGTCTTTTCAAGCTGTTTCTGTATATTTTCTATATCGTCACTATCCAACAGTTGATATGAATCATTAATAGCACCTTGCTTCTTTCTAAAATCTGTGATTATTTTAGAAATTTCCTGCAATGCTTTTGCCGTATTCTGCTTGTTTGGAATGAACATATCCCCGATGATGCTTTTGGGCATATTCACGTTTTTAAGGGATTTCTCATAACGCTCCATAACAGTCTTAGCAGCCTTATCACTGCCCATTACCTTGTTTAGCTTCTCGTATTCCTTATTCAGTTCTTTGATAAGGGAAATGCGCTCTGCTAATATGTCACGTTGTAGTTTTGTATCTGCGTCTTGCCCAGTATTATTGTTTGTTTCTCTTTTCTTAGTAAAGTCTATATTATAAATAGGAGCTGTAATTTGTTGAACAAAATCTTGTGACCAACCATGCGATATTGCATAGTTGTTTACCATTGCGGCTTTCACATCATTGTCATAGTTCTTAAAATTGAAAACATTATCAAAAAAAGAACGAATTTTTTCTGTCATTCCGTTTTTGGAAGAATCAAGACTGTTCTTTATCACGTTTACATTTTCAAGTATGTTGCTTTTTATTCCAGCAAAAGTGGTTGTAATAGTTGATTGCCCCCCAGCGGATGTTGGTGAAAAATTAATTCTTGTATCTTCTATCGACTCTAAAAAGTCTAATAGCCTTGTATAATAATCTTGTATAGCTTCCAAAGAACCTGATTCTGTTACGCCTTGTTCCAATTCTTTAAGTTCTTCTTGCGCAATAAATCCTATTCCCTTATCTGCTACTTTTGCCAATTCTGCCCGTATCTGGGTTATTGTCGCCAATGCTTTCTGATAAGATTCTGTTAGTCTTTCGTTTGCTTCGTCCGCATCGGTCTCCCAAAACATAGAATTGCTTTTCTTGTCAGCATTGTATTTATAGTCTAACACAAGCATATCATCGAGATATTGCTTATGCTGTTTCAACAGCTTATCATATTGTTCTTTTGCTTCATCCTCTGATATATTTGCTTTTATCTCTATTTCAAATCCCTCGTTATTCATTTCTTTAACAAGGGCGTTTAACGCTTCTTTAATTTGGGGTTTTGATGTTTTCTCGTCTATTGTTACCGAAATACGTTCTATCTCAGAACTCCTTACTTTCCCTTTATAATATCTATTTTCAGCTTCTTTTTGCCTTTTGTTGTATTCGTCTTGTATCTTTATTAATTCATTAAAGACACCTAATGCTGCTGTAATAGCCATTAATGGGAATGAAGCCTTGAATGTTGCTCCAAACGCCTTTATAGCATTACCAGCTTTACCAAGTCCTACAGAGAATAGCCCAATCGCCCCATTTGCAACTCCAATTTTTTTAGTCCATGCAGTAATAGCCATGGATGCGATTATTGGTGCAAACGCTTTCGCTATATTAACGACCGTTTCCCAATTATCAATAAGGACTTTCACGGCATCTATTGAACCTTTCAGCGTATCTTCATTAGCCTTACCAATAGAATTAAGCATAACGTCTATACTGTCCTTCAAGTTGGAAATTTTACCTTGTAAAGTTTCGGCTTGGATTTCTTGCATATTGTAGAACAATCCTCCGCTGTCAGTTAACCGTTTGAAGATGTTCTCAATATCCTCAAAAGTTACTTTTCGTTTTGAAATCATATCCACAATTTGGGCTGTGGTATATGCTTCTCCTTTTACTTCTTCAAAATAGCGTTGCAACTCTCCATACAGATTGATACCAGCCTCAGTGAACTGCCGGACTTCCGTACCACGCAAATACGCTGCCGCTTTGACCTGCCCATAAGCAAGGATAAGTCTGCCCATATCAACACCTAAACCTGCGGACACATCGGCAAGTCGTTTTGTCGTGTCATATAACTTGTCGCTCTCAATACGGTATGCTGCAAGCTGTTTTGTGAATGTAACCAGTTCCTTAATTTGGAATGGTGATTTTACAGCAAGTTGGACGGTCTTGTTGAAAATTTGGTCTGCTTGTGATTTATTTTGTAAGATTGCTTGTAACGAACGCTGCTGCAATTCAAATTCACCACGCACGTTTGCCAGCTTTTTCATATACCCTTCAATCTGTGACACGGAGAACAACAAAGCAAACTGACGGCTTAATTGCCCAGCCGTATCCATTAGGTTGCGGTGACGTGTAGCAAGCTGCTGTGATTTAATACCTGCATCAGTCAACGCTTGGTTGTGTCTGGCGATGGCTTGGTTTATCTGTTCAAGTGTGCTTTTATAGTTGGCATCGGTGGTGTTTAAAGATAGTCTGGCTTTTTTCAGATATTCGATTGCTTGAACATTCTGTTGGAGCGATTTTGTATTTTTTGAATAGCCCAATGCGCCTTGTGGAGTATTTCTGTATGCAGCCAAAGATGCTTTCATTGCTTGTTCATCTGCTTTCGCTTTCGCATTAGCAACACGTGTAGCTTCTTTTTCTTCCTGTGCTTTTCTTCTCAGCCATTCATTATAGCGTTTCTCGTCTGCTTTGCTTTCACGTGCTGCCGCCTGTTCAGCTTCCTTTGCCGCACGTGCGGATGATTTTTCAAGTTCGGAATAATACGCCCTCATGTCCGCCAATGTCTTATTTGAGCGTTGGTTCGGAAGGCTGTTCAACTCCTGATTGTATGTCTTTAACCGCTCAACAAGCTGTATCTGCTTTTGATAAGCGGCATTTGTATTTATAATCTCTTGTTGCTTTTGTTTCAGTGTGGCAATCAACTGATTGTTAGCTTCAAGTTCCTGCTTTACAGACTGGACTTGTTGCTGTTGACCTGCTTGTATCACACCTCCCTTTCCGCTTTGTATGCGGCTCATTGTAAGCTCATAGGACTTGATAATATCATTAAGCTGTTTCTGCCTGCCGGACACTTGCTCTATTTGAGAAGATATATTTCTGTATTGTTCTACGGATTTTGCAAGCGAGTTATCTGGCTTTACCTTGTTTATTGATTGTGCTACGGAAGACAAACTCGAAGCGGCTTTGGTGGCATCCTTAGAAACTTGATTCATTGATGTACCTATATCTCCTACTACCTTCCCTGCATTATTAAGCGCATTCATCTTACTTGCAAGCGAAGTAATCGCATTCTCCAACTTGCTTGTGTCTACCACTACCTTACCAAAACCGTTCTTCAACGCATCCGCAGCCGTATGTGCGTGCTTCTCTATCTTCTCCAGCTTCTCATCGAAACTATCCAACTTCTTTAATACATCCGGTGTTATATTGAGGAATGCTCCTGCTTCGTTATTTGTCATCGTTATCCTGTTATTTATTGATTATCGGTAATCCCAAGTCGTTCAAATTCTTCAAATCGTCAGCACTGCCTATCTTGCTGACCTTGTTCTTCTTATCCTTGTTCAAGTATTCCACATGGGAGAAATCGAATGAGCTTAACCGCACCTGCCCAACTGTCATTCCCCATAAATATTCGTCACGAGAGCACCAAGTGTTGGAGCGCAGAAAATCAACCATCTGTCCCCACTCGGTACGGGATATTATCAGCTTTGTTCCGTTTTCTTCATCTTCCTCGTCAATGTTATTTCCCTCACGGTCTGAATCACATTGGTACTCTCGAAAAAAAAATCCGTGCTTATGAGGTTAAGAATTTCACCCAGCAGTAAAGCCCAGTCTTTCATGTCGTATTCCCCCCACATAAGAAGGTCATATATTTGGTGGTACTCCTCGGAAAGTTCTCTCTTATCATAATCAGAAAATATTCTGTCCTTGTCATTGAGTAGTGCAAGGGTTATTACGTTCACCACCGCAGGAAGATTTACGGAGAACTCTTTTATCACATCACCCATACTTAGTTTTTCTCCCTTCACAATCTGACACGCTTGTTCGGCTATAAGCCATTGAACGCCGGGCTTCAATCCTTTAATACGCCACTCCGTACCGTGAAGTTTTACAATGCTTGGGCTGTCATTCATTATCCTTGCCAAACGTTCCATTGATTCATCAGAAACTGGAGTGCGAGATGTCACAACATTTTTCTTTGACTGTGTATCTTTCTTCTTCGCTCTATATACTGCCATGATTTAAAATAAAAAGGACGGCGGCACATAAGCCTACCGCCCTGTAAACAACCTTTTTACCGATTATTAAGTTATCTCACGCTGGGGGTAACTCATAAGCAGAATCTACATAAAATGGAGTTCTGATAGTCTTTGACCCATCAGCGATATTTGCATCATACGCTGTTCCTGCAAGATTGATACGCCCCACATTAGAGTTCAAAGATTCAAGCATTAGTTTTGAGTTAAGCTGAACTTTAGGAACCACAAATGCGGTCATCGTTTCCCCTTCCTCGAACACTACGTCAATCTTTGCATACAACTTCTTGTATTGAGCCGGAGCAAAGTATTTAGTAGAGACAGTAGTTCCTACCGTAAATCCCATGAGAGCTACCAATAGGTCTTTTTGTGTATCTGCAACCTCAGCTGTAAACTGGTATTTGCCAAGCTTCACGATGGAAAGAATGGGGCTGTCGGAAGTTTCACACTCGATGTCGTTTACATCGTTATCGTCTTGAGAGATTGAAGTGGTATCCTCAACTACATCTTCAAGGATATAAGAGTCACCCTTTGGCGTATCGTCTTGTTCAGAGCCAGTGAACAGAGTTGCCACGATGTAAGAAGGCTTGATGAATTTTTTGGCTGTTGCGCCAGTATTGTTTACTGCCATAATTTTAAAGTATTATCCTGTTAATAAATTGTTTACCTTATTGTCACTTCTATGTTTATCACATTGTAGTAGTAGTTCCTATTTTGGTCATAATCTGCATCACGGAAATTTACATCAATCACATAATGTGTGTCTTTGCATGATTCAATAGCCTTGTCAAGCGCAAGTTCCATCTTGTACAGTTCCTTCACGGGTTTCGTGCCGTGGCTGTCAACTGATTTTGCGTACAAGAACACGTTGGCAGAACCTTTGGCATAAGCTCCGTAATCTTTCATGGAAAGCACATCAACAAGCACCATTTCTTTCCAATTGCTTTCAACAGTGGCAGGCATATTCCCGATGAACAGGTTATCGGATATAGCCGCTTTTGTCAGCAGCATGGAAAAAAAGTTTTCCACTTTTGATGTTGTTTTGTATTTGCTATCCATATAATCAGTATTTACCGTTCTTTATAATTCCAAAAGTTGAACCTTTAATTCTGTTGCTTAATGTTTTGAGTTGGTTTTGAGCAATGGCGATTACCTCATATTTGTACTTTTCCTGTAATATTTGTCCGTATGGCATTGCGGCTACTATCACAAGGTCAATTCCATCATGGGGCTTATATTTACGTTCAAGAAAATCCGTTATCGCATCACGTCCGTATAGCGGCTCTCTCTTCCAAATTCTTGGGGCTAACGCGTATTTCGTTTGATAACCGCTTTTGGATAGTTTGCCATTAACATATATTCCCCATCCGTAGCTATCATGAAGGTTGTCTGTATCATTTTTATAAGTAACCCTATTCAATTCTTCTGCAATTATTTTGTCGGCTTCTTCCGATAAGAACTTTATAAGTTTATTCAATGAATCTGTCTTAACCTTCTTTGCCATAGCTTACACTTCGCTCATTTTTATGTCAACCGAGCAACCACCAAGTTGACTATATTCAAGTCCTATAACCCTGCCTTGGATTGGTATTGCATAATCCTCGCACTTAAAATTGGTATTGAAACGTATAGGTAGCTTCTCGCCAACTTCGCACGGGAAAAACACTTTATAATCAGCCATGATAGTACCAGAATTAATCAGCTTTGCAGCTTGCTGTATGTCACATTCGGTTTCAAGAAGGATGGTTTCTCCCGTAGTGGGGACTTCGGGAGAGCTATCCATCTTTTCATCACTAAGCAATCCTTCGTTACCGAGAAGGTCTCCGTCCTCCGGCTTTTTCGTTATCACGGTATAGAATGTGCCATGAAACGGATATTCGGTTATTGCTTTTCTTTTGAGGCGCATAAGCTACACATCTAATGAATTTTCATTGACCCAACTCATACTACCAGAATCCATGCTTTTCAACGCTTCTTCTTCACCATACTTTTTGTACAGTGCTTTCAGACGGTCTTTCAAGTTTTGGATTGTGGCAGCTGTTACCGTCTCACTACCTATGTCCTGTCTGTAATTCCCGTGCTGGAGTGACGATGAAGCCACAGACCACGGTCCGTTTATGACAAGCTCATAGAGTGCGATAAGGCAATGGTCTTTCATGTATTCGTCTATTTTGGAACGGTCTGAAATAGACATCAAACCGTTCTCGTATGCGATATTTTCAAGCGCATCATCTTCAAAGACAAACCTTGTAAGCCCATTGAGGTATGCTATCGGGTCAAATGATTTTTCCATAACTACTACTGCGATGTGTTGTACATTTAATCATCTGCCTGACTCGTATCTACAATCACATGATTACGGAATGTTTTCAGTGCAGGACAAGCCGACATCATTACATCAGTATGCCATTCCTTATACAGCCCGTTGTTTGTTGTTGTATTCACAATCGTGCAGAGACCATCATTAGCCTGAGCAAAAATTTTAGTTATTACGCTTGAACCATACTTGTCAAACATCTGTTTGTCTAAGTTATTGGTGTATTCAAACTCACAAGCATATCCGGCAGGACGGAGAACTGCAATCTTATCATCCCAACCTTGCACGAATGTGTCTCCAGTATTGGTAAGATTACGCTCACGCTCTTCTACAATTTCAATTGGAGATACACCGGGATAATCACGGAAAGCTGCTAAGAACAACTCACGTGTAGTAGGTGCAGTAGCGGTTGTCGAGATGTAAGCTAAAGGATTTTTCTTGAAACTTTCAATCAATTCCTTAACTTCGGCATTTTGCAACACTATTTCGTAAAACATTTTACGTGTTACCTGCCATACCAATGCGCCTTCATACCCCCATTTATCACGGTATTTCTTTTCCTTTGCAGCCATTTGACTAAGGATTTTACAACTGGGGGCAGTCCAAGCCACCCATCCTGCTTTCGTAAAATTATCTTCTGGAATGTCGGCTTTATGTAGGGGTATCTGAATACCACGCGCAATGTTTCTATAATCAATGTTGCCTTTTGACATCAATTGTGCGGTCATGAAGTTCATGGTCGCATCCGCACTATCAATCTGGGACTGTAATGTATGTACCCAAGCGGCTACCAAATCGGCGTCGTTTCCAAACAATTCAAACTGTTTTTCCTTTGCTTCACGCTCCATAGCTGTTTCAACAAAGCCTGGAGCGATAAAATCAGGTATAGATGCGGAGTACCAATATATTCCGTCTTTATCCATTTGGTTACTGTCACCAAGAGGTGCACGCAAGTCCATCAAAGGAGCGGCTTTCAAGTCACGTCCTTTTACAGAAAAGGTGGCGATACCATTTGGGGCAGTAGGGGTAGGAGCACTAGCATTGACACCCTGAGTTTTGTACCAACCATAATTGGTATAGAGCAATCCTTCCGTATTGATGAAGGACTGCAAGAAACGCTGGTTCGTCTTGTCGGAGAAGAACTTTGAGTATCTACTGTTATTAAAATCAAATTTAGGCATAGTCTTGTCAATTTTACATGTTAAACCAACCCTTAACTTTGCTCTTGTTCAAAGCTTTTAATGCAGCCGAAAGAGGTTGCATACGGTCTTCGTAGAGGAATACATCTCCTAATGCCAATGCAGGAGTGATAAGGTATCTTGCACCATCGAAATCATCTTCGGATGCAACTGGGTCAAATACAAAGTCAAAGTCACAAGGAAGGTATGAATTGGGGTTAGTAACCATTGGGGATTTGGATGCTCCAACTTCTTTTGCTTCAACAAGCACAGAACTTGTAGTTAGCGCTCCGAGTGTTGCACTGAGCGTAACTTTCCAGACATCCCCGGCTGTATCTTCAGTTGTCTTTTCAACCGCTGTAACCGTAACCGCTGTTCCCTTACCGGTCAATGCGGTAGGTGCAACCATAAGGATATCACCTACAAACGGAATGAGGGAATATCCGTCTCTTTTCAAGTAAATAATTGTTTCATCTCCACCGGATGTAGCTTTGGCAACCGCATACGATTTCAAAATACGTACTTCACTGCCATTTTCTCCATTGCTTGGGATATATTCTGCGAGAGTTCCGGCAAAAGCTCTTGCATTGCCTTTGAATGGGTTTTTAACAATCCCGCCACTGGTAGGAAATACAAGCGCATCCTTTCCGCTCATCTGTAATTTCACGAATACATAGCGATGTCCACCAATGCTTCCGCGAGCTTGAACCAGCGCCCTACCAGGAAGGTAGCCGCTGCTCAATAGAATTTGCTGATAAAAATCTGCCATTTTCTTTTGGGTTTAAATGATTATTATTTTTCTTCTCTGTGCGATTGCTTCTTTACGACAGCAACCACATCGGCAAAGTCATCGGTTTTTTCAATACCGCCTCCTGCGCCGCCCGGAGTGATGTTAGGTGGAGTGCTTGCATTAAACTTATTGTAGCTCTTGACCAGTCTTTCTGTGAGAGCATCAACATCTGTTTCAGAATCAATATGAATCAATTCGAGCTGGTCATTAATCCAATCTTCATTCTTGATTTCTTTCCCTTTCAAGGCTGATTTGAGTTGATTGCGTTTGTCTGAGATAGCTTTTGCCTTTTTCTCTTCCTCACGCTCTGATTTCAAGTCTTGGAGTTCTTTGAGTAGCTTATCCAGTTTGCTTTCGTCTCCTTTGTTATCCTTGTCATCATCTTTATCTCCCTTATCATCCTTTGCGGGGTGATTCTTTTCCCACTCCTTTACGAATTTTGAATTGTCGTTCCTGATGTTGTTGTCATCCTCTTGGAAGTCCTCCAGATAATCGGCAACCGCATCATCCAATTCCAACTCGTCATTACCACTCGCTTTCTCCAACCGCTTGTAGATTCTTTCCACCTTGCCGTTGAAACTTCTCTCACTCATCGCCAAGTTTTTCTTGCCGTTGTTGGTGATTCCTGCTTTCAGTGCTTCTGAAAACTGTTCTTTCGTAAACTTCATACACTATATGTTTTATAATGATTATATGCGAAAGTAATGCTTTAATAAAAAGGTATAACTATAAAAAAATCACTGTATTTATCACTATGATAAATAGATATTTGTTTAAGTATATATTACCTTATTATTAAGAGGTATTTTTGCTTTTGATGAAAGAGCAAGAAGTACATAGAGAAGTCGTAATCAAACCGCAAGAAGGATTCCAAATGCAGTTTGCATCATCATGTGTGGACGTAGTGTTTGGTGGTGGAAATCTTGGCGGTGGAAAAGCAGGGCTATTAAATAGCCGTGTAGCAACTCCTTTTGGATTTCGGAAATTAAAAGACCTAAAAGTTGGGGATATACTTTGCAACCCTGATACAGGAGGTCAAGAAAGAATTATATATCTACATCCCATAGGTGTATTTGATTTCTATCGTGTGAAATTTTCAGACGGTACTCATTTTGATTGTTCGGAAGGTCATTTATGGAAGGTTAGAAGAAGCGGATGGAAAACCAAAAGAAAAAATGAGGATGGAACTGCTGACAATTGGAGAATATGGACTACACTACAAATGTTTGACTTTGTTCAAAAAAAGAATAGTGGTATGTATTCAAATAGCCAGTTATCTATTCCTATTACAAAGCCAGTTCAGTTCTCTTGTCCTGTAACACCTACTACACCAATGCCGATTGTTCCATATATTATGGGCGCATTACTTGGTGATGGATGTTTTAGTAAATCTGCAATAGATAGTTGTCGGTGCGTAAAGTTTACGACAATAGATGAAGAATTATGTGACAAGTTTATTTCGTATGGCTATAACATGAGCCATACAAACAAAAAGACCTCAACAAAGTGCATTGATTATAGCTTGTACGAAAAAGGGCTTATAGAAGGTATAAAGAAACTGAATTTATATGGACGCACGTCAGAAAATAAATTCATACCTCGTATTTACAAATATGCAACAATCGAAAATAGAAAAGAACTGATAAGCGGTCTTCTTGATACGGATGGATATATTGACGAAAGAGGACACATAACATTTACGACCGTTAGTAAAGAATTAGCGGAAGATGTTGCCTTTGTAATAAGAAGTATTGGAGGAAGAGCGTCCATAGGTAAAAAGCAAGGGAGATATAAAGATGCGAACGGAATAGTTCATGTATGTAAAACTGCATACAATGTATATATACGCACTCTTAACAATGAGGAATTATTTAGTTTGCAAAGAAAACGAGAAAGAGTTAATAGGCACGATGCTTTTTCAAAAGGGAAGTGCTTTTTGGAAAAGCGGATTATTGATATTGAATATATTGGGAAACATAAGGGAAGATGTATTACCGTAGATAACCCAAGCGGATTATACATTGTAGATGATTTTACTGTAACACACAATTCTTTTGCTCTTGTTCTCGCTCTCGCAGAACCATTAATGACAGATGGGGATTTCCGTGCGGTTATTACACGTAGGTCTTTGCAGTCGCAAAAGACGGGAGGTTCATTCGTAGATACATTCAAGGCTATATTCGGTGACTATTGTTCTGTAAAGACTGCCGATAGCCCTCGCATATCATTCCCAAGTGGTGCATATTGCGACTTGACCTATATAGATGATACTAATCTTGACAAAATGCGTGAGCAATGGAAAGGTAAACAGATTGATGCGATATGTATTGATGAGATTACCGAAATGTCTTGGGAAGCATTCAGCTATGTGCAGACCCGTAACCGTGGACGTTCAAAGACGTTTACGGGAAAGTTCTTTGCTACCCTTAACCCGAAACGTAGCCATTGGACGAGAAAGTTCTTGGATTGGTACATTGGGGTTGACGGTTTTATTATGCCGGATAGAAACGGGAAAGTGAGATACTTCTATGTTAACGGTTCTACCGTTGATGATGTGGTTTGGGGTGATTCCAAAGAAGAAGTTTATGCTAAGTGTAAGATAGATATTGATAGAAAACTTGTCCGTATTGGAGGTGATTTTGACTATACGAATATGATTAAGTCATTCGTATTCTATCAAGGTAAGCTATCTGAAAATAGGGCTATGCTTGAAAATAATCCTAATTACATAGGCTCTGTTGCCGCTTCGGGCGGTAAAATGGCACAAGCTATCATTGAGGGAAACTTCAACGTTGACCCCGAAGAAAACGAAAAGATTCCTATCCCTTCCACTTCCGCGCAAGGCGTATTCAACAACAACCCTGCCGTGAACGGTGATAAATGGATTACCGTGGATTTGGCGGATTATGGCACAGACAACCTTGTTGCACTTGCATGGGATGGATTTCACGCATACGACATTCTCATTCTTAGCAAGTCCACTCCGAGAGAAAACGCTATGGCAGTGAAGACATTTGCATTTGAGCATGGAACAGCCGAAAGCCATATTATTTTTGACGCGACTGCCGGACGGTATTTCAATGATTACATTCCCGATGCAGTACCTTATATCTCACTAAATAAACCTTTCGGGCTTTACCAACTTACCGCAATGACAGTCAAGGATATGTGCTATATCAGATTATGCAAGATGATAGAGGAAGGTAACTTGACATTTGACGATAAACTTGCCGTTCAGACTTACACTCATCAAAATTTGAAATACAAAGTGACGGTTGAGAACGAGTTTATGGAAGAATGTTCCGTTGTGCGGTTTGACGATATGCAGAGTGGGAAGAAGCGGCTTTGGAACAAGAAGAAAATGAATCAGATGTTAGGGAAAGGCAGGTCGATGGACTTGTTAGACCCATGCGCTATGAGAATGCTTCCGTGCGCTAACATTGAATACGGGAATGAGATTCAAGCAGGGTATTACAATCACGAAGAAGAAACCAAACAAGCGTTCCATGCACAGATAGAAGGAAGTATTTACGATGAACATTTATGGTATTAGGTTAGGAAATGATTAGTTACAATGATATAAAGGATATTCTCAATTCTCTTAAAACAGAAGGAATTGAAGCAAGGGTAAGAGATGTTGCCTATTTGGTAATGTGTGATTCTTTCGTAGATAAGGCTCTTGCTGCAAAGGTTGCTTACCAAGAAGATGAAAAGCCTTCAAACAAGGTGTTATCCATGCTTGCCGAGAAACTGAAACCTTTCGGCATCGGCGCTATCACTACCATATCTAAAGATGAGAACCGAGAAGCATTGCTGAAAGAAATATCGGAGATGAAACAGATTGCTGACGATGCGAAAACAAGTGGAGATTCAGATACTTTCATCAAAGCAAGCAAGGTCGTGTTGGATGCACGTGTGAAGCTGAACGACAAGTTCAACATTGAGGAAGAAGAGGGACAACGAAGAATTATTGTTGTTCCGCAGAAGCACGACATTATCTGCAAATGGACTTCGAGAGAGTGTTCTGCTATGCCCAGCAAGGAAGCTTGCATGAAGTATTACAACCTAATTGATGCGGAAAAATGACACGGGAAGAGAAAAAAACATATCTATTGCGGAACGTAAATGCCTTGTTGCAGAAGAAGCCGTTTTTCAGAGGAAGTAACACTTGCTCTACAGACGACTATTCCGACGGCCAGTCCGCATCCATTACCGAAACACGCACAGCAAGGCTTCCGAATGTAAAAAAGAATATCGTTTCGCAGGAAAAGTTTCTGAAAGAGCTTGACCCGATGAGCCATGAGGTATTATTTGACCAAAACTTACCGAGCATTTGCGTGAAGTTGGAAGATGGAGGGTATCAGGAAATCAAGTTCCAGCGCACGGCATTGGCTTTCCAAGAGCAGATACTGGCGAGCCACGTAATTTATCTGTGCGGAAATCCCTGTACGCTGTCTTTGAGAGGTGGCACTCCTTCCGAGAAAGATAAAGCCAACTATTCCACAATCAAGGAGTATTGGGTAGACAGGAATATGGATGGATGGCGTACAAAGGCAGTCCGTTCGCAACTTGCGACAGGCGATGCAGGACTTCTGTTTTATTATGACCATAAAGGACGTATCAAATGCCGCCTGATAAGTTATGAAGATGGTTATGTAATCATATCACACAACGACAACAACGGTGACAGACTTCTTGAAAGTGTCTACTATGCCGATGCGGACGGTGTGGAATACATTGACAGTTACGATGATACCTATATGTACCGTATGCACACACCGATAGACGGTGAAGAAGCTGACGAGGACGGTTTTGTAAGAGAACTTCCTATATTGCACGGTTTCAGCGAGATACCATTGTGTACTAAACGCGGTGATGTGGCGTGGAACAACGGTCAGAGCCTTATCGAGATTTACGAGATTATCTACAACATCTTCTTTGTCATTCAGAAACGGAACGGCTGGGGCATTCTATATATCAAAGGCAATTTGTCAGAAACGACAAAGAAACTTGCCGGGAGTATCATTTTGCAAGACAAGTCAATGGATGGTAACGGAAGTGCAGAGTTCAAAGCACCTCCAAGTCCGCAAGGGATGCTTGACAGTCTGCAAGATTTGTTTGAGAAGATACAGATAAACACTTCCTGTACTTTCCTTTTGCCGAAAGATGTCAAGTCAAGTGGCGACATTAGTGGACTGGCTATTACGCTGACCCGTGATTTGGACTTGAAAAACGCCCAACAGGGCGTAATCGAATGGCAGAATTTCGCAGACAAGATGATGCGTCTGTTCAAGGAGGGATTGTCCAAAGAATTGGTGCAAAAAGGCGAGAACGTAAATGCTGTTACCGAATTTGCTAAGCTCCGTGTCAGCTGCAAGTTCAAGATATGGCAACCGTTCAGCGCAACAGAATACAATAACATTCTTATTTCAATGAAACAAGCCGGCATTCTTTCCACAAAAACGGCTATTGAGAAGAACACAGAATCTGTTCCTGACGAAGAACAACGTATAGCAAAGGAGAAGGAAGAGGCTCAAAAGCTGTTGGAGAAACAGCAAAAAAAGAATAAAGGAGTTACGGAACAAATTGATGTGGCAAAAGAATAAATGGAAAAGGAAAGTCTGTACATATTAAAACTTGACACGCAAGGAAGTAAAGTTAAGTTCCCGAATGCTGATGCACCTGCAAAATTAGGTGAGTACACCTATACAGCACAGCGTATGGCAGGAACTCCCACGCTGACTGCCACCCTGAACTATCCTTCATGTTTAGATGAACTGTGGACAGGAGAGGAGTTTGTCGAGTTCAGGGGGGAAAAATACTATATTGACCAAGTGCCTACATCTTCAAAGGATAACAAGAGTATCATGTACAAGCATGAGCTTCAATTCGTTTCAGAACGTATCATGCTGGAGAACGTATATTTCATGGACGTGGTGACAGCTGGGGAAGACACATATCATTCCAATTCCACTTCCGTCAAGTTCATGGGGGATATAAACGAGTTTGTTGGTCGTCTTAATGCTTCAATGGCAAAATCGGGTATTGGATATTCGGTAGTGATTGATGAAGATATTACTTCTGAAAGCAAACTTGTTTCTCTTGACAATGTATACCTTGCAGAAGCATTACAGTCCATATATACCATATACGAACTTCCTTATTACTTTGTAGGTAAGGTTTGTCACATTGGATACACAGAACATGTTGTTTCAACTCCATTTGAGTATAGGAAGGGGCTTGTATCAATCAAGAAGATAAATGCCAATTACAAAATAGTAAACCGCGTCACGGGTATTGGAAGTTCTGATAATATTCCTTTCTATTATCCCAATGATGATGAAAAAGGTACAATTGAACGTTCTCAAAATCTTATGCCTTCCATTTATAGAAAGAGTGGGGGAGCGGAACGATTCTACAATGCGCTTAACGACACGTATAAGATACCAGGTACAAATGACTTCTATTCGTTTAAGAATCAATATTCTTCCAATAATGTAAAAGAATTTAAGATTGATTTCAGTGATATAAAGCCTACCATAGAGAATGTAACAAACGATTCGGGGCAGTTATTTGGTGAGATTGCGGATATTGCTTTTGATGCTAACGATAGTGACGAACTTGGAACAGGAGATGGGAATAATATATTCAATGGCACGGACGAGTATGTACATTCTTATTTCTACATAAAATTACATATATATAATGGGGATTACGGTTTTAACCTATTCGAACAAGGCTTGGAAGGTGGTACGGCTGTAATCAATATGACCACGGGTAATTGTGCTGCTTGCGAGTTTGAAATAGGAGTTACCTATAAGGACAATGAGCCGGGAAGGGCATTCAATCCTGTATTGGTAGATTCTTTCGGGAACTTACCAGCAGGAGACTTTGAGCAAAAAGTTACCTCTAACACATCAAAATATATTGAGAGGCAGCAAGATACTTCCAAAAACGAAGTATGGATTGCTGTAAAAAAAGATAATAGCTCCTTTGGGGTTGTTATGCCAAATGCCACCAATAACTACAGACCTGCTATTGGTGATAAATTTGTACTAACTGGTATCAAAATGCCCAATCCTCTTATAATTGCCGCAGAAAAAAGATTGGAAGAGGCATTAATAAAATATATGTCGGAGAATAATGATGAAAAGTTCACTTTTTCAATAAACTTTTCACGAGTTTTCCTTGCCGAAAATAGTTATTTATGGAACGTGCTAAATGAAAATGCAAGAGTTTATATAAGGTATAATAATCATGAATACCTTATGTATGTAAGTGCTTTTACTTGCAAGGCTGATAACAATTGCTTATATGATGTTTCTGTTGAACTTACAGATAAATTATCGGCAAATACTTCCGCTCTAAGAAGTACCATTGCAGAAATAGCAGGAGATATTATAGGAAGCAAGTTGGGAAACTCGAATAATTACAATGATTTATTTGCAAAATTTGTAAAAAAATTCATTCGGAAAGACCAACCCGATGAAACCCGTTTTATAGTTGACTTTTTGAAAGGGCTACGCTCTGAAAGCATCCTTTCTTCGTATATTCGTTCCATGAACTTTTCTTCCGGTGCTCTCGGTGAAGGCTTTGTTATTAAAGTAGACAGCAAGACGGGTAAATCCTACATTGAAGTGGACGAACTCTTTGTGCGTATCAAGGCGATGTTCTCCGAACTGGAGATAAAGAAGCTCTCTTATGCAGGCGGAAACTACATGTTCACCGCTGCCGGAATGAAATGTGGAACGGTGGAAGAACACGAGGATTTTTGGCGTTGCTTTCTTTTGGTGGATGATGGAGAAACGGCTATCGAGAACCCGTTCAAGGAAGGTGACCAGATACGTTTCCAAGACTTCAATCTCAAACCGGGTGTCTACGAGAATGTATCCAACCGTTACTATTGGCGCTTATGTGTAGGTGTTGGCGAGGACTACATAGACCTTAGCAAAACGGACTGTGATGCAAACAGCGACATACCACAGGAAGGCGATAGCCTTGTACAACTCGGAAACAGAACGGACAAGAAGCGTCAGAGCGCAATCACCTTGTCCGTGTACGGGGACGATGCACCGAGTATCCACCAGTATGCAGGAATAAATTCTTATTCTTTAGCTGGCAAGGAAGTGACGGTTATCAGTCCGCAAGGCAACAAGTTCATGGGTGACTTTATTTTGAAGACCGGCATAAATATTATGACCCAGTTCAAGATATTGGAAGACTTGATTTACTCTGAAATTTCCAAAGTGCTTGACGAGGTGCAGGCAGAGGATAATTACCTGTACAATGCGGCATTTGCAAGCAATACGAACGGTTGGGAGACAAAGAACGATGTTCGTTTCTTTACTGTGAACGGAAAGTTCTTATTGGTTAACGACAAGTTCTATTCCCGCAAGGATGCTATGGCTGCCATTATCAGAGACGGAGATAGAAACGTGCTTCGTATCCTTTCTTCCGGAATTAAACAGTCAAATGCGGATTTAGCCAATAAACCGACCTATGAGGAAGGGGAAGAACCGAAGAAGTTCTTTATCTCTTTCCGGTATAGGGTAGCTACAGCCGGAACGCTGGCAATAGGATTTCCCGGTCAGAACCTGCATTTCACCGAACGTCTTGAACCGAGTGAGGAATACGCAATAAAGGAGTATTCCGGCACATGGGACGGAACGGGCGATTTTGAGTTGAAGTTTACGGGGGATATATACATACACTCGCTGGCTCTTACCGAAAACGCATTCGAGGATTTGTATACTAAATTAAGTTCCGAAATAAAGCAGACTGCGGAAAGTATCAGGCTGGAAGTAAAGGAACTCTCGGAAAGCAACAATCAAAGGTTCTCGCAGATTGAGCAGACAGCGGAAAACCTCAAATTGTCTGTTACAAAAATAGAGGAAGATGTAACGCAGTTGGGACTGGATATCAATGGGGTTACCGATGAACTTAAATTATATGTCAAAAAAGACGGATTAGGTTCAGAAATCAATGTGGCACTTGATAACATTTCCGTGGTTTCCAAAAATATATACTTTACCGGAAATATATCCGCCAACGGGAATGTGTCTATTCAGGCAGACGGGACAATAAAGGCTATTGGTGGATATTTTGAAGGAGAGATAAATGCAGACAGCGGGGTGTTTAAAAATGTAAGAACTCCTAACAACTCTTTGGTGATAGACGAAAATGGGAATGTTAGCATTGTTGGCAAAATATCAACTGCTTCGTCAGGCACAAAAATAGAAATAGACCCAAATACTAATTCTATTCGGATGTATAATCAAAACGGTAAGGAAGTGGGAGGTATTAATTTTATGGTTGAAGAATGGGGAGGTTCGAATAATTACTATCCCAAAATTAGGTTGCATACATATCATGGAGACGAAGAAATTTCTGACGTAAGTTTATCGGGTGGAAACATATCAATATCGGTAAATATGGGAGGACATAATTATTTCTGCAATTTAGAGCCTAGAGCGGGCCTTTTCTTCTATAAAGACAATATTAGGACCAAATCGTATCCAGCAAATTAATAAACGCAAAAGTTATGAAAAAGATAAATTTTAAACAATTACTGATTGCTACGGACATTACCCGTAAGCATTGTGAAAATATAGATTGTAGAGAGAATTTTGCGAATGTATTATACCGGAACGGTAACGGTATCGCATCGCATGCACTCGCTTTGAAGATATACAACTCCAATGAAGAGACAGAGTATACCGATGAAGAAGTATCCTTGATACAAGAGCATGCAAATGCTTTTTGCAAACCTTTTTTTATTGACGCGCTCAATCGTGCTATCAACAATCAACCGGAAGAAGCAACCGATAAACAGGAATAATTATGGCTTGGACAGAACAGGATTATCAAGAAATAGTTGCCCGTCTTATGGCTAACTCCATAGGGGTTAATGAAGTACCGAATGCGGACAAAGCGGATGATGTAACGTCATTGCCTGCATTTAAACCTTCAGGAAGCAACAGTGAAGCTTCTGTGGTCAATTATCCTTTAGAATTTTTGAAAGGAGAACAAGGCGAGCCAGGTATACAAGGAGAACCTGGAAAGTCATTTAAGGTAGCCGGCGAATACGACACCCTTGAAGCCTTGAAATCCGCTGTTCCCGACGGTTCGGCAGTTGACGGGTTCATGGCTGTAGGCACGGAAGCCCCTTATGATTACTACGCATGGGTAAGTTCTGCTGGCGGAAATAAGCCAAACCCATCCCCTGATGGAAGGTATTTATTATTATCGGATGGCACTCCGTTATTGTTGGCTAACGAAGAGCCGATATTACTTGCAGATAGCGGGGAACGGGTTGCAAGTAATGGTGAATGGGTAAACCAGGGTAAGATAGGCGGCATAGAAGAAGCGCCAACTGATGGCAAGGCATACGGTCGTAAGAATGGGAATTGGGCGGAAGTTCCTGAAAAATCCGATGTTCTTACCAAGACCAACAGTGAAAGTTTCACCCCTACGGGCGATTACCAGCCTGCAACGAAGAAGTATGTGGATGATAAACACATTTTGCTTACGATTACAAATGAAGCTCACCAACAGTTAATTTCAAATCAAGAAGTTAAAGCAGGAGAAGCCGAATCAAAAATAAATCTTGTATTTGGAAGCATTGATAATTTTAAAAATATTATACAGAGATTATTAAGTGATAATATTTTATTCCTAAAAATTACAGAAAAAGAAATCTTTAAAGTAAGTACGAGTCACACATATTGCAATCCCGATAATGGAGCTTATGAACTTTCGTTTATTTATACTTATACTTCTATTTCCGATGCAAATAATATTAGCTTAGTTACAAAAAGAATTTTTATTGCATTGAATTCAAATGCTACAAATTTTTTCGTAGTAAAAGATATACTCGTTTCCGACAACCTCACCACCCTCACCAAGAAAACCGCTGCCGAGTACGAGGCTATTAGCTCTAAGGATGGAGGAACAATGTATGCTATAACAGATGCTTGATATGAGAGATAAGAATTTAGAGCGGAAATATAAACCCTGATATTAAAAAATGGAGATAGTTAGATATGGTTAAAATTGGAGCTACATCTATTAGTAATCTTGCTGTTGGAAATAAAAATATTGATTTGCTTAATATCGGCAATGCCATTTTTTATGCTGGCTATCCTTATCCTTGTGTTGGTGAGAATAATTTAACCCCCATTACTCTTCAGCAATACATTGAGTTGCCTTATTTTGGAGACCCGCAAAATTTTCAAGTAGCCCTATATTTTTCAAAATATATAGAAAGTTTTGAATATAGAATTGTATTAGATGGAATAGATAGCGGTTTTAAAGTTTGTCCTCTTAATGAGCAAGTAATTCCTAATGTTTACGGTTCTGTCACGAATTACGGTAATTATGCTGTTCTATTGGGTATGTGTGCTCCTCGTTATATTGCCAACGAAACGAGCGCTCCAACGATGCTTACTGAATTTAAAATTGATGGTAAATTATACAGCTATAATTATATAAGAAAGTAATTATAAGAATTGAATTTAACTTATTTGATTATGAGAGTAAAAGTATTTTATGAAAACTGGTTTGCCAAACTTATCCTATTTGGCGACTACACAACAATTATGTTCTTCGGCTTTATCCTTACGAAGCTGAAAGAGTTGTCCGAAACAACCATACGCCATGAACGTACACATCAGAAACAGTTCTTCGAGTGTATGGAGATAGCGGCTATCCCTTCCGTATTATTGTCATTCCATGTCAGTGCATGGTGGCTGTTACTTATCCCGTCTTTCTATTATCTGCTTTATTTGACAGAATGGTTTGTGAGCTTCGTGTATCACTTGTTCACAGACAACAAGATTGGGGACGGAGAGGTCAATAAAAACGCTTACCGTGCGAGCGCATTTGAGATGGAAGCCAAACTCAACCAGGATAATCCGAACTACTTGAAAGAACGTAAATGGGGTGCATGGTTCAGATACTACGGCAAGATATGAAAATCCCGTCCTACTCTCACGAGCAAAACGGAATGACAGTAGTTCGCTTATTTGATAAGAGACACAAAGATAGGAATAATTGACAAATAACGATAAGATGAAGAATAACATTATTACCCAAAGCATACCGGGTGGTTTCTCGGTAATAGCAAGCAGTTTTATTGCACAGTCATTGGAACACATGATACCGTGGCTGATAGTAACATTTTCAGTCGTTGTATGCGATTTGATGTTCGGGATAAGGAAATGCCTGCTATTGGGTGAAGAATTTCGGTTTTCAAGTGCCGTGCGCCGTACTATGGGTAAAATGGTGACATACTTTGCCTTTGTTTGTATGGTGGTGATGATAAACATTGCTTCCGGCAATAAATGGAATATTGATGTGTATTCATGCTTGTTTGTCTGCTTCATAGAGTTCTGCTCTATCATAAGCAATATCTTGAAGCCAAAGGGATATAATTTCAACTTACTGAAAGCGTTGGGATTGTTCGGAAAGAAAGTGCTCGATGTCGAGAAAGAAGATATGAATGAAATAATAACTAAAGATAAGGAGTAACAAAATGAAAAAGAAACTGATTATCGCAGCGATTGTTATCGCTATCATCGTGGGAGTTATGCTTTACATGCACTACACACCGTTTTGGGTGAACTTGACTACTGTCGTATCATTCGGTGTCGGTGTTGTTGCCGGATGGGTGGCTCGTTTAGTTTATGACAAATATTTTAGAAAGGAGGAATAACATGAGATACTTTACAATTGCAGAACTGGTTAAAAGCGAAACGGCTGATAAGAAAGCCATAGACAACAGATTGCCGCAAGAACTGCTTCCCAATGCGCAAGCGTTGGTTGACAATGTCCTCGACCCGTTAAGAGAGGCTTACGGAAAACCTATCACAGTGACAAGCGGATACCGTTGCCCTGTTCTGAATAAAGCGGTAGGCGGCTCTAAAACGAGCGACCACATGAACGGGTGTGCTGCCGATATTGTCGGCACTCCGAATACCCCGAAAGAGAACAAAAGACTGTTTAATCTTATACAAGAATTGAAGCTTCCCTTTGACCAAGTCATTGATGAGAAAAACTTCTCATGGGTACACGTCAGCCACCGAAGAGAGGGCAACAGAAACCAAGTATTGAAACTCTAAAAAGTAAACATCATGGCAGCAGAAGTTTTATCATTTCAAAAAGAAGAAGGCAAAACAGCGTATTACGCAACGTTTGTCAGTGACGGTAATCCCGTTACCATACAGATAAAGAACAAGGGCGGATATGTAACCGCTTTCGCAGGAATTGATGATTTGGAACCCGTTCCGCTTTATCCCAACGCATCCCAATATAACGGTGCGTCCAATACGATTTTCCGTATCGTAGGGATAGCAAATGGCATAAACGTCACAATCAAGAGTGCTACCGAAGTATTGGAAGCCAAAATGATTAAAGAGGGATAGCCTATGAAACCAATCACTATCCCCAACATCAGCATTCCGACAATCGGTATTCCTACTATTGGGATACTTACTATAGGGTATTCATATATCAAGGATAATAAACCGAGACCAAACCCACCCCCTGATGGAAGGTATTTATTATTATCGGATGGCACTCCGTTATTGTTGGCTAACGAAGAGCCGATATTACTTGCAGATAACAAAAAATAAAATGATAAAAAATAAAAAGATATGGCAGAAGGATTACAAATAGGACAACTCCCTCAAAAGGAGAGCTTAACAGGAAACGAGCTGATACCTTTTCAGCAAGGAAGTAGCAACGGTTCAATGAGTACCGCGGCATTGAAGAAATACATCGGCACTGGTGGTGGCAGCACTGACTATATGAACTACATCACCGAGTATAATGTTTCCGTCCAGCATCCTACTTCGGGAATTGGCGGGAGTAACAAGTACAGTCTGGAAGGCGCCATTGCCCAAGTTCCGCAGGAACTTAGAAATATCGGACTGAAAGTGTCGTTCATCAATTCGGATGGAAAAGTAGAAACGTGGGAGTTCCAGGGCGAGACATTTACCGAAGTCGGTAGATGGCTAAACAAAACTGTGTTTGCTATGGTTGAAAATGATATAGAAATCACAGATTACAATTTATTGTTTGACACTTACGAAAATAAAGTTTGGCTAAATGGTGCAATTGTACATGATGGTATACTACAAAGAAATTGTACATCTATTGTTCCTCTTGATAGAAATAATAATATTTATACAAATACAAGTGGAAATGCTGACGTTGTTTTCTTTGATAAAGACGGTAAATACATTTCTACGCTTAATTTTTATAATAACAATCCGGTTCTTAAAGAAAATTTTCCTGAAAATGCTGAATTAGTTGCATTTACATATTATAGAGATAGTATAATGACTGATAAATTCTTTGCTTCTGCTAAGAATAATTATAATTTAAAACTATGCCAGTCTACTATTCTTAAAAAGAGAGGAACTCGACCTATTGTCAATATTAATCTTAGTGATAGTGAGGAAGAGATTTTTCTTAAGTTAGCTTCCGCTTATATTACTCAGGATTGTGATGTCTATTTTGAAACTGGTGAATATACTTTTATAAAGATATTCGATTTGATAAATACTAAATATAAGCTTGTAACTGCTATCGAATTACCAATCGGTGGTAATTGTAGATATTTTTTTAATAAATCTACTCTTATTTCTAAATGTGATAGTACTTCTGAAATAGTATATAGTAACCAATCTTTATTCGGGACTCAAAGAATTGGCTTTAATTCTAACTACGAGTTACATGATGGACATCTTATTCAATATGATAATATTTATGCTATTCACGATGAAGGTTCAGGTGCAGATTCTTATTATAAACACGTGTATGACAATTTGATTGTAGAATATATTAAAGGCGAGCATACACAATATCTTTCCAAGCCTTTAGGCGGTGGCAGTAATTTACACGCAGATATTATTATAAAGAATTGTATTTTTAAAAATGGTAAGGAAAATGTATCCGATGTTAGTTGGCATTTTCCTAATAATGCAAATTATAAATTTACAATAACAGGTAATCGTTTTAGCTATAGATTTTCTTTAGATAGTGATGTTGAGAAATGTAATATTTTATTCACTAATAACAGTCACAAGGAAAACAATGTATTTGCTAATGCAACTGTTATGCAATTCAATAATGTAAAAGAATGAGAAACGACATCATTGGATTTATAGCCTATCCACAAGTTGCAGTCCCATTCAATCCGTTTCTGATGAAGAGTAAAAACGATTGAGGAATATCCTGAACAGTATTCATCCCGGCACTTCACAGTCCGGGATGAAATTAATATCATAAATATGCTAATTAGTTATGAGAAATAACATATTAGGTGTGGTGGTCTATCTATCCATCGCCATAGTATTCGGTGGCAGTACTGCACTGCTGATGCTCTTTATCAAGGAGAACAGCGACCGTTGCCACTACTATAACGGCAAGTGGAACAAAGCAGACTTGCTGTGTGGAGTTGCTGCAATATGTGCAGGTATGGTTGTTAATCATTATCTGTTGAAGTTATGAAGAAGTTAGTGTATATAGTATTTCTTGCGTTGACGGTGTATTCCTGTAGAACGAGGACTGTTTATATGCCGGTTGAGACAAAGGTTCTTGATAGTGTGATTTTCCATGATACGACATTTCAAGAGAAGCTGATACCGTACAAGGACAGCGTATCTGTTGCCGATACAACGTCATTCCTTCGCAATCCGTATGCCTACAGCTATGCTTCATTTAGCAACGGGATATTGAACCATTCATTGGGCATTTATCCTCATGCTACGGTAACGGTCAAAATGCCGTATTTTATCGAAAAGATAAGAAGGATTGAAGTGCCCAAGCCTTATCCGGTAGAGAGGGAACTGTCATGGTGGGAAAAGTTTAAAATCAATTACGGTGGTGCCAGCATTTCGATAAATCTGACATGTGTTTTATTCGTAATTGTTTGGCTCACCATAAAGATAAGAAAGAAATTAACGATGTAGAAGTTGGCTTGTAGCTGACACTCTTTCGGGGCTTAGAGTAAAAAGAAAGCCCCCAACGTTCAAATAATTATTGCCACATAAAAATTTGAAAAAAGCATAAGACACCGCACGTTGGAGGCTTTAATATCTTCAACACGGTATCTTATGCTTTGTTCGTATATAATCAAATATTTTATGTGGCAGGGCAAAGATAAATATAAAATTCAGAAAAACTATGTGTAAGTCAGAAATCTTTGCCGAAACAGTCAATCTTGTGGCGCAGGAGACCGAAATACCCGCCAGCCGAATACTATCTTCGGATAAGGATACGGAAACCGTAGACGCCCGCTATCTGCTTGTACAGTTGCTTGTCGAAAGGGGAATGTACCCTTCGCAGATAGCTCCTAAAATCCACAAAACCAAACGCGCGATAAACTACATGATTTCCAATTTCCAGGAACGTATGGAAGGCGGGAAAATGTTGAGAATATATTGGGAAAACATTAGGAAAGCGCTGGGAAACAACTGATTTCATGGCAGTATCGGTATTTATACTTTTGTGATGCGGTTGATTTTGACCGTAATACAAAATATAAATCTCTATGGAAAGAACGTATGTCTTCAATCAAGACGGGAACAACGGAAATGGTGGCGGAAGCAAATTCGACATCATGGCTATGTTGCCCAACTTGATGGGAAGCAAGGGTGTAGACCCCGGACTTCTCGCTTTACTGAACCAGGGACGTGGCAGCCAAGACCAATGGGGCGGCTCGTGGTGGTTCATCTGGATTATCCTTTTGTGGTTCTGTTGGGGCGGCAACGGCTTTGGCAACCGCTTTGGCAATGGTGGCGGTCTGCCTGCCGAGCTTAACGGTGATGTCGGTCGTGAATACCTGATGTCAGCCATTCAGGGCAATGGCAATGCCATCAACCAGCTTGCTTCTTCTTTGAACTGCTCTACCCAACAGTTACAGAGCGCCCTGTGCAACATCCAGGGACTTATCGCCAATGTAGGAAATCAGGTGGGCATGTCAAGCCAGCAAATCATCAACGCATTCCAGTCCGGAAATCAGGCTGTTCTTACTCAGATTGCAGATTGCTGCTGCAAAAATCAAGCAGCAATTGAGCGTCAAGGGTATGAAAGCCGCTTAGCAAGCTGCGAAAACATGAATACGCTTACACGCACAATGGAAGGGAATACGCGTTCTTTAGCGGACGCTTACCGTGAAGGCTTCCAAGCACTTGTAGCAAAAATGGATGCGGCAGAGGCGCGTCGTCAGCAAGAAGCGTTGGCTGCTAAAGACGCTGAAATCTCTACTTTGAAAGGTGAAATTTCACAGCGTAATCAGAATGCAACTATTCTTGGAAACGTAACGCAACAAATTGCTCCAATAGTAGCAAGTCTACAAACATTGCAGGGAGAGGTGGATAAAATCCGCTGTTCAATGCCGCCTACAGTAGCAGTGCCATACCCGCAATTGCAAGCCATCAACACAGATTGTTTCCGTGCTGCGGCTTTCGGTGCTTACGCCGGTGATGCAATGTATGGACGTGGCGGTTGTGGTTGTAACAACTACTGGGGTTAATTCCGGTAAGAAAGGGGGTAATTATGTGGCCTAACTTTTTTACAGGATTTCCTTTCTTGTTCCCTACTATTGGAAGGGCTAATTTCAATACCCTTCCTACGGTAGCCGTAACGGTCGGCACGGAGAACGTGACTTTGGAACTTCCTAACCATGCGTTCCGTAACAGAAGCTATGTAGGCGGTTTCTATGTCAGTCTCCGCCAGGCAATACCTGCCGGCACGACTGCTACACTCCCGATACTGATAGGGACTAATGGGGATACAAGACCGTTGCTGGCTTACAACAATGAGCCGGTGACTGTCGGCAACCTTGCCGGAACGGGTATCTACGAAATTCACTATAACAAGTACACCAACGAACTGTTCCTTGTTAACGGTGGGTATCGTCCGACAACCGCATCGACACCAACTCCGACAGCAGAAGCAACCGCTCAAAAGAGCAAGTAGTTAACATGGGGCTTTGTGGTTGTTTCCAAAATGGAAATAGCCACACCCCTTTAAAATCAAACCAATATGTTTCAATCACTTCGTACCAATAACCAGTTGTATATACTTCATAAGGATGCTAATCCGTTTATCGAATACGGTCCGGTAGTCAGCGTTTCCGCTCCTAAGCCGAAATATCCTATGGCACCCCCTATGGGACAGTTGCCCCAAATGGAAATGGTTGTGGATGTCGTTGTCTGTATCAACGGGCAGAACACGACTTTTCAAAATCTACCTGCTGGCATGGATATAGCCGACTTCGGACAGAACGGCAATATCGTAGTGTCATGCTCTCGTGATGCGATGAATAACGAGGTCGCTTCTATGAAACAGAAAAGCATAGACATCATCAATAGCATGGACTTCCACAATTCCGTCATTGCGGGATGTGACAAGATGCTGACGCTCTTGAACCCCGAATTTGCAGAGAAACAACGTCAGGAGCAGGAAATATCATCTCTGAAAGGGCAAATGGCGGAAATGAGCAAGAACATGTCCGACCTTATGGATTTGAACAAACGGCTTATGGAACAGCTCGGAGTTGCTGAAACATCTAAAATAAAGAAATAATATGGGAATGTGGGAAATATTGGAAGAAGGACGCGGAGAATATGACCGTGACTTCGGTATGAGAGGCGGTAATCCTATGGAAGAAGCCTATAGAGAGGGTTGCCGTCATGGTTACGAGAGAGCCATGCGTGAGATGCAGGGCGGTGAAATGGGCTATCGTAACAGCGGTAGTTCACGCGGTGGAAGCTATAGCGGCGGCTCAGATATGGGCGAACGCCGTATGCCGGGTTACTTCCCGGAATATCCGATTTACAACGAACGCCGCGATTCACAGCCTTACGGTGATGATATGGGCGAACGCAGACGCAGACGCGCCAACGGAGAGTTCATGTAATGGAGAGGGGATTATTCCCCTCTTTTGCCAATCACTTAAAATCAGGAAAATATGAAACAAAGATTAGATACATACGACAGAATACCGCCTGCAATGGCTGATTATCTCAGCCAGTACGGATGGCATTTCAGCAAGAAGATGTGCCTATGGGCTGTTTCCCGCATGAAGATGGAAAACAAATCTACGGGCAAGGAGGAAAAACTTGAACCAATCAGCAAAGAACAGGTAGAGGAACTTCTTAAAAAGTACAGTATAAACCTGGAGAAGGATGCAGGGTACGACAGCGTTTACGTGGCAAACATGGCGAAGTCGGATTACTACAAAAGTTCTATCACTGACGAAGCCCATCTCGCATTGTTCATTAAGGATTACATAGATGATGTGGACGCTTACAATGGAATGCCTTTCACTCGGTTCTATGCCGACTGCATAGGCTCCGGCAATCCTATCATGTGGGAACAGATGATGTAGCCTATGATAATACAGGATTTTTACATACCGGATTATGATTGGGAAGTAAGGGTATATTATGCGGTGGACTGCTATTATACCGACCATATCATCGCCGACCTTCAGCGGGTAGGATGCAGGGGGATGGATTTGGTGAATGCCTATAAGAACATGCGCTCCTGCAATCTGAATACGGGTATCACTTACTCCAATATCCGGAACAGACAGACCGTAATGGTTATAGCCCTTACCTCTTCCCCGGCAGAGTTTCAAAACTCTTTCGACCATGAAAAGGGGCATCTATGCCGGCATATCTCACGGGCGTTCGGCATCGACCCATACGGGGAAGAGGCGCAGTACCTTAGCGGATATGTGGGACAGAAGATGTTCCCGGTAGCGAAGAAATTTTTGTGTGAACATTGCAGACGTAGCTTATGTGGAAAATAGTACAAGCCATTTTATCAGGCAAATCACGGGAAGAAGTATATAACATGCTTTCTCCCGAACAGAAAGAGACGCTGAACAGCCTTGCCATAGCAAATGGTATAAACCGCCAACAACGTAGAAAACTTGAACGTGATGCGAAAAAGGGATTACATAGATGAGCTGCTTGAATTGGCGGACAATGTCCTTTACATGGACTATTGCCGCCTTTTCCGGGTTATCCAATGGAACGTTTAGAACGCTTTGAACGGGTTCTCCATTGGGTTATACCGCTTGCCGTTTTGGCGAGGGCATTAGCTTGGTGTCTCTAATTCTTTTACATCCTCTAAAGCCTTATATAGCACATATAGCGTACCCATGTGACATTTGAACAAGTCGGTAGCGCCTTCTTCTACGTATTGTGCGTAATCAAACACCAGTTCAATAAGCTCTTCCCGTAATTCTTCGGGAGATATGCAGTCTTTGAATAATTCGTCTATTGCGCTAAGGTCGTATTTCTTCTTAGCGGGTGTTGTATTTCTTTCCATGATGAATATTTGTTTAGTCTTTTGATAAAAGCCTGTCCGCAATAGATACGGACAAGGCTTGATGTTATTTGCTTTTACGTTCCTCTTCGAGCATTTCCTCTACATAGGAAACTTTATCGAGGTTAAAATCAAGGATATTTCTTACGTCCTTGTGCATTTGGATAAGTTTGTCTCTGTTGTCACTGAACTTATCCATTGCCCTAATATCCCTGATTATGCGTTGGATAAATTCGCAAACCAATGTAATGCCAATAGCCATTCCGTCAGCCGTATATTGCTCTACTGCCTTATCCATAGCCTTATCCGCAAAATTCATTGGAACCATATTACCGTTTTCATCTTGCTTATAAGTAGTAATTTCTTTCCCGAAAAATTCCTTAAAAGCATCGGGTAATGAAAAGCTTGCATGGGCTTTTAAACATGTAATCATATACTGTAAATCGGCACAGGTAGTTTCTTGCACAATATCCCTCCAATCATCTTGCACCATTTCACCAAGAGCTGTATGATGTCTCAAATCATCTTTGGTTAGGTTTAAAGTTCTTATGCTACCGTCCTCATTGTAATCTGATTCTTCACCTCCATATTCGTTGATAGATTCAATCCTTTTTGAACAAGCATAAAATTTCCACTTCCCTTCGTATTCGGAAAAGTATTCATTAAGTATTTCGTTCCATTCATTAAGCCTTTCCACAACTCCATGAAACCACAATTCCCAAAGAACAGTTTGATAAAAAATAGCAGAATAATCTTTATTCTCTTTCTTAGTGTCCTCAAATGTTCTTGGTGAAGAAAATATTCTTACAGTTTCCAATTCACCAATAATTTTATTAAAATATACCGCCAAAACGCAGCTTTCGTTTACATTGCACATAACGTCATAGAACGGTGTTTTTGTATCTCTTTTCATAATGTATTGTTTACGTTTATCACTAATTTTAGAACCCTAATACATTAAGAAATTCATCAAACTTATCTCCATACCATAATGGTTGAGTTTCTTTCGGATTATTCGGATTTACTTGGTTTTCTCCATACAGAAGACCTTTCTCCGTAATTGACTTAAATTTCTTTTTCTGACCGCGTGAAGAATTCCTTTCTACCTCACACAAAAAACCTTTCTGCATGGCTATTTTATTGAAAGCCTGTGCAGAAATCTGCCTTTCCAGTCCTCTTTCTTCAAGAAGTTTTGTTGCTGATTTTATTATCCCTTTTGACGGGGTATAGTCTGGAAGCGGTAGATTGTACGGTTCAAGTATCTGCTTTGCAATAATTAGCTTTGAGTTCTCGTTCAAGTTCAAGAATTTTGCTGCCCATGTAGCAGCTTTCATCTTGTCGGATATGGTTGGCTGTTTCGTTTCTGTTTTTACCAAACTGATTATCGGTTCGGCTTTTCCTGTTTCCAAATCTCTCCAACGAACAACCAATTTTGCTCTCGTTTCATCATTGAATTTGGAAGCGACATACATACACTCATCGTAATGTAGTTCATAACAAGGACGAGTTTCTCCTTTTGCATCCTTGTATTCAACGAGCGCAAAATTGCGCCCGTTAACTTTCACCCATGCTGGTTCCATATCACGAATAGAGCGCATAACATCTTTGTGGTTTCTACCTGCGAGCTCTGCAATTTCAAGCGAGCTCATTGTTTTCTTGTTTGGATTTAATTCATTTGCCATTTTTGTAACGTTTTATGGCATTGCAGAAAGAAGACGGTCTGCAATTAACCCGCCGTTACACATACCTAAGAGGCAGTTGGGAGGCTATTAACTCTCCACACGGGTTTGCAGACCGCTATAATATACAGCGTTAGCTTACAAGCATAAAAAATGCCTGCATAAAGCAGACAACCGCCTGCCTCTTAATATGTGTAACGCTGCAAATATACCTCTAATTTCTATAACGCCAAATAAAAAACTTAATATTTTACTTTTCTACCCCATATCATCGCGTTATACAGCGAAGTGGCATACATTTTAATCTCATCCTTGCTTTCAAGGAAATCAACCTTAGAGGCTGCTATCATAGCCTCTGCATAAATCTCTTTGTTTAAAATATTATTCTCTTTCATATTATCTGCATTTAACTTTTGTAAGTCCATACTTAGCCAATCTTAGATATATCGTCCTTACACTTACATCCAACATTTCAGCCATTCTGCGGGGCGGCATGTTTTCTTCCTTGTATAGCTTGGTAATGTTTTCTTCCGAAAGCGGGTCGACAAAAGGTTTCTTTGGCTCTGTTATCCCCATCCGTTTACGTGCTTTCGCTGCATATGCTTCATTTTGTTTGTCTTTTGTGACGTAAATAACAGTGGTCTTGTTAAGGCGTAGAGGGAATAGCCTTCTTTCCACTTCCTTGTGTTGTTCGGCAAGGCTTTCTGCATTCCCGTTGACCGTAGTGTCAATCTTCTTGTATTTGTCCGGGATGCGGGAATGTCTGTCTCTGATTATTCTGTCTGCTTTTCTCATGGTCTTTTACATTTTTTAGAATGTTCGTCAAGTAAAAGTTTGGAAAGCTTGTATGTCACAACAATTATGCTGACCGTCATTGCGATTGCTAATACAATTCTAACCGACAAGAAATAAACAATAGCCCAATGTATGAAAATAAGCATAGGCAGGGACAGTGCTGCTATAACGCTCGCTATGATTTTGTTTTTCATGTTCAATGTATTATACTAAATTTATGATACCATTTATCTGCATAACTGAACCATCCTATAATGAATGATTTACCGAAGAGGGTTACTTTGTATAGTTTACTCATGTGTTTCTTTGTTCTTTAATTTATCAAGGAACTTGCTATCTCCCGAATAATTCACACCGATAGCCTTTTTACTTTCAACAATCTGTTCCAAAAGGGTTATAGCTTCCTTTTTCACTTCTTCTACTTCATTATAACCGCAGGCTTTATCAACCAACTGCTCCATAGTCGATTTAGGCTTGGAAAGCTGTTCTTTGAGCTTGTTTAATCTCCAGTAGCAGTAATCAATTGTGGCGATGTGCTCTAATTTACTCATGGTTATATTATTCATTTATAATTAATTCACACCAACTATTATCGCTTTCCCAAAACCATTGATAGCCGCCAGCGTGTTTACGCTTTCCGGAACAGCAATTCCTGATATTACGGGCGCAAATGCCAGTCTTTCGTTCCGCATCGTTAGAGGACTGGAAAACACCTTGTAACCGTCCGCTCTTTATGGCTACTACTTTCTTTGCATTGCAGCCCGCTATATTAGGGTTTCCCGTTCTCCCTAAAGCTAATCCTTTAATCATACTTTCCCTTTTATGCGAAGGGATGTAATCATCCCATTTCTTCCCCTTGTTATGAGGGATACTTCCTTTTAAAAACCGCCCGTTAATAGGGTTGCGGTTTAATCGCTGTGGAGGTATATATAATTCATTCATCTTTAAATTCCAGTTTTGGGTTACTGATAGTCTTGCTATTCCTTTTCTTTGTCTTAACCATTCTCCGATAAACATCATCAATCAATTGCTTAAGCTCATTGACGTAGCTTCCCATACTCCAGCCTTCGAGTTGACACACCATTAAATCAAATTCTATTTCTTGTAGTAGCTTTACTTTAAACCTCTCGCGTGCAAAGACATTTACCCGTTGGCGCACATTACGGTTAATCATCGGGTCTTGTTTGGGTTCTTTGTTATTGGGAGTGTTTCTTTTCACGGGGTAGTGGTTGTCTGCTATGTTGTTAACATGAACATTCAGAGCTTTTACAAGAATTCTTACTCCTCCGTTTAAGACGCTTTTCCCGTTTGTGTAAAAGTCGTATCCGGCCAAAGGAGAGCCAGTATGCTTGTCAATGGAGAAACCCTCGGGTGGTTTATCATAGAGTTCCCAATTCATGTATTTACTCATGGTTGTACCTTTCTTGTAACTCTTTCAAAACAATCTCCACACCTTCATCCAGTCCTTTCTTGTAACCGGATACACGCTCACCTATATTGTAGACCAAGCATCCTGCAACGATAAGAATAACTCCTACAGTCCTATGCCAATAGGGCAGGGATACACTGAACGGTGAGAATGTCAACCGGAAATGCCCGATGAATAATGCTGATATGATGAATATCGCAAGAAAAAATATTAGGTTTGCTTTCATAATCATATAAGTTTTAATATTTCTCAAAATTTGGGATTTGTAAATAGAAAGAGTTTCGAGACATGGGAAGCCAACACTTTTGCTCCTCATTGCACGTATTCCAATTATCTTCCCCAAATTCATCATTTAATGCTTCCACTATCTTATAGGCTACATCTTTTACAAAACGAGTATTAAGCATCCTCTTGCCTTTAATAACGATTGTAGGTGTATAGAATGAAATTTTATACTCTCCGCCATTTTCTATCGACCAACTACCTTGGGCTACTGTAATATGCGGATTAGTTTCGTTTTTATACTCTTGTACTATACTTAGATAGCCATTAAAATAGTTGGCTATTAGCTCCGACTTATATACTTTTAGTCCCGTTGCTTTTTCTAAAAGTTTTCTAAGTCTATAAGCATCATTTACAACAGGGTCCATTCTCATATAAGTTTTAAAGTTTCTTGTATTCCGGCTTCAAGTGCTTCCTCGTAGCTTTTATAATGCACCAAAGGCCTGTCGGATAATCCCACTAAATCATGGTTCGGTATTGTTAGTATATCATATATCCAATAGTCTCCATACATATAGGATACTTCAACGTGTAGCTTCTTGGTTTCACGCAGCCACTTTTGTGTAACGGATTGAGTAGGATGGGAACATACTTTTATTGGTAACTCGCTATTTGTTCTATTGGTACCATATTGTCTACTATCTTCAATATTAATAGCAATCATACATGGCTCATTAAATCCTTTCTCTTTCAGCAGCTTCGCTGTCTCTAATGTTACAAGTTCTTCGGTCATGGCTATTGTCTTTTCAAATTAATAATCTTCGTTTCGTAGTTGTCAAGCCCCTTTTTATGGGTACGGATAATCACTATACTATCATTGAGATAAGTTACGCCCCCCTCGCTTGTACGGTGTTCTATAGGGTATTCTCCAGGGTTGTTGCACCCGAATAGTGCAACTGTTGCCAAAAGGATAATTATTTTCTTCATACTTTAAAGTGTTCAATCAGTTCGTTTACGGTAGCCTTGTGAATAGCGTCCAAATTCACGTCAATATCATTGTAAACCCAATAGGTAGAGAACTTGATTTCCGGGCACAGAATCCATTTATCTCCATCGGTAAACCATTGAAACTTATCTGTATCATCTCTAAATGCAGCGATAGCCAAGAAAAGCTCTTCGTTGGTTCCGCAATCAACACTATCGGTTTCGTCAGGATGTGGAATGTTACTGAAAAACTCAACACTATATAGACTGTATTCGGGTCCAGTGAAAATACATAAATCTTCGTTAAGTTCCGCCCCAAATAATCTATATCCCAACTCCTCCAACTTCTTCCGAAGCTCCGGTGTACTTTTTCTTATAAAGCACGGTGTTGTAAATCCCATAGTCATTCCTCCTTATCTATCTTAATATCTGTTACTTTGCCACGATTGATAAAACGTTCATCAGAATTATGCCTTCCAGCAATTAATGCACATAAGAAAAAATCTATTTTATCGCATTTTTCTTCCAAGCTGCAATTGTCACACGAGTAGTTTTCTCTCATTGGCACAATTTCATGCAGCACTCCGTCTATTATTATTCCGTTCTTTATTTCCATCTGTTTCTTCTTTTAGATTCAATTCGTTCCCAGTCAATCCAAATAAACATAAGTATAGGAATGACTATCAATAATGACAAGCAAAGTATTGCTACTTCAAGAAAATCGATTACTTCCATATCATCAATCATTAGAAGTTACACCCAAACATAGCACCTTGCTAGAAACGCCTATATCGTCAAATTCCAAAGTAAGATATTTCGTATCATAAGGATAAGGGTATCTGCAATGTTTCAATTCTTCCTGTGTTAATTTGCGTCTGATTCTCATCTCAATTTCGTAATCATCGGAAAGGTTCTCAATGATTTTCCTAAGTTGTCCTACATTCTTTATTTCCATAGTTATAACGTTAAGATTATATTGGTTTTTATATGCTCTATGGGGGAAACAGTTAACGCAGATTTATCCTTTTCTCTACATATACAAAGCATGTTGCTGACTTTTAAACCCGTTTCGGCTTCTAGCTTTTCCAGAATATGAGCTATCTCCATTTCGGCTTTCGCTTTCTTGTTTTTTGCTTCTTCTATATCCATGGTTATTTCCCTTTCAATTTCTTTATTAGTACATCAGCCACCCTCAAAGAGCCTATTGCAATATCATCATAAGTTTCACTGTCATCGTTTATTCCTAAAGCAATACAATACCCTTGCATAGCAGCTTTCGCCAATTCATAACGCCTTTGCTCCCAATCAATAGTTTCAAAATTATCAAAGAAGTCGAGTTCTGACACTTTGAAATACCTACCATTCACTAAGGCAGTCCCAACGTCGAATAAGCCTTCAACCTCTACAATCGTTCCGGTTGCTTTTATTCTTGCTTTCATACTGATTAGTTTTAATATACCTGTTTTCAATACACCAGCACAGCATCTCGTAGGCTGAATTAATAAGTTCCTTACTCTCTGTCAGGTTTAATATAGAACGCGAATAAGGCTCCATATATAAACATGTTCCGCTATTTGCAAGCTTCTGTAAGGTTAGTACATGTGTGCCAATAAAACAAGGCAGCTTATCGAGAATGTCCTGCAAAGTGTAAGTTTCATGATAATAGTCGTAATTCGTATCGGCATCCGGAGAGGTTACAACCATGTTGTCTGCATCTGATTCATTCCACTCGAAACACATGCTTCCATCGCTTGTATCCAACCCAAGCTCCTGCAAATGTTCCATCTGTTCGACTGATAATACATATTTTGATTTCATAATCATTGCTTTTTATTAGGTATTAAATCATCCAAATACGCCCATTTTTCAATGGCATCTTTGGAGCACTCGTAATCATCGCACTCTTCATTGTCCCAACACTGCTCTGTTACATTCCAATAGCGGACACCGTAACCAGTTCCAGTGCTTAATTTCCCATATACAAGGCATGGTATCTGCGGATAATGTTCATTTTTGTATTCTCCATGAGCTTGTGGCACTTCATCTTTAGTCTTGTGCCACACGCTGTTGATATGCCAGTTCGCACCGGCAATAAATCCTTCTTTAAATTCATCTGCACCACATTCGCAACAATCGAATGCTGTATTATGACCGTTACAATGTTCGCAATATTCACGTTCTGAACATGGATAG